ACCATGTCATAGGACTCATCCTCTCGGAGTATCCTGACCTGACGCTCTGTGTCGTACACCATAGGAATAGCATCTTTCAGGAGCCTTCCTGTGGCCGCTACAGCAATCTCTATGCTGCGGCTGTACTTAAACGTGCTGTTTGTCCCACGGTCTTGAAGCTGCTTGATAGCGACTCCAGACTGAAGGCCCGGATTGTCACCCATGTTCGCAGCAAACATACCAGCCGTCTGACCAATGATTCCGCGCATCGCCTCAGATATACGGCTCAGTCCGGGATTGACCTGTGCGCCGCCCTGCTGCTGTGGCACGGCTGGTGACTCAGGGTCAACATTGTAGAATTGAACGGGATCAGCGTTGGTATTTAACGTCTGGAGCTGCTTCTCATGCCCTGAAGCCTGCGCCATTGTCATCCAATACTTAGCTCTTGGAGCAAGCGCACCTTCCTCAATCTCACGGGATACGCTGTAGTTCATCACCCGCTGCGGATCAAGCAGCTTCTCTACCACGCCCCAGTAGATAGTCTTGTTCTCGAATATCTTGAAGTTGGCGTAAGCAGGAACCACAGGAATGCGGCAGAATACGGTCTCTTTCTTGTCCTCAAGGAAGTCTTTGGCATCAAAGAACCGCGAGCAAACGTAGTGCTTCTTTCTGGTGCGCCGCTTGACCTCGGTTACGCCAATGGCTGCAAGATCATCTACAACCTTCTCAAAGTCTTCGTTGACCTCATGCACCTGACCATTAGACATCATGACCAGCTCGCGGTCTTCTGACTCAAGGTACAGAAACTCACCAACTACAATGCACTCAGCCTTGTCGTAGTACGCTTCGCCTTCGCGGTCATCATCTACGCTTTCGCCAGAGCCCTCTGGGAATCTGGACTCGTACTCATCCTTCGCCATTGCGTGAAGCACAAACGCATACCGGCTGTCTGACTTGTCCTGATTCTCAGCAGCAGGATCAAACCACACTCGGTCTACAAAGTTGCCGATATGCTCAATTGCTAGGTCTTGGTCAAAGCTGTTGTCATCAACGTACTTCTGAACCACGCGCCAGCCATCCATACCGCCGATTACCATGTTGCGGGCGCACTGAGCATAGACTGTCTTTGCGTTTGACATCTGCTCGATGTTGCGGATCATGCCATCGTAGGCTATCGCAATATCTTTGGTTGCGTCACCGCCAGCAGGCGATACCTTGATATCGTAGTCTGATTGCTCGATCTCAGAGGCAACCTGATCCACAATTGGATTGACCATATCAAAGGTGTAGCGCGGCTTCGATTCGTTTGAGTTCCACCAGTAGGGCTCCCATTGACCGTCACGCTTATCCAAGAACAGATGCGCCTCTCTGACGCGCTCACGGTTGTCCTTGTCTGCTTGCTGGCACTTGTCCAGCAGCTCAATCACATCTTGGTGTTCGGAGTAGTCTGCCTTGTAGCTCAGATCATCCTCGGTTGCACCGCGATCTTCTAACTCTTTGCCATCATCGTAACTAGCCATATTGCTTCCATCCTGTGAAGTTGATTTCTACAGGTTTGACGGTGTTTATCTTTGGCGAGTGCATCGACATCATCAGAGCATCGCCCATATTCGGTGAAGGTATCGAGTACGGCTTCTTCGCCATCTCTACCTTGCTGAGTATCTGGATTTTACCAGAGTTTGCGCGTTTCAGCGGGATTCTGCAAACCTCAGAGCGTAGCTGCTGGATGTTCTCAATGTCAGATGACAGACTGATCAGCTCTTCTGGGTTAATGTACTGGCCCTTGACCACGGCTCGGTATGTTGCCTCAAACCTGTCTCGCAGTGTCCAATACATCTGCGCCCGCTTGTTGAAGAAGGTCTCTCGGTTAGTCTTGGCCCTCTGGCTACCGCCTAGCGTGTACGGCATCTCTGGGTCATACGGTGACTCGGAGCCCTTGAACATATGGTACTCCATCTTCTTGCCGTCTAGCGCCTGATCTACCTGCCGCTTCAAGCTGATGCCCAGACCGTCACAGTCCCAGATGAAATGGTCAGCCTGAGCTGCTACCGCCTTCTCCAGAGCCCAATCCATACCTTCGTTGGCATCTCCAGTGATCTTCTCGCTAACATCCAGAATGACGTTGCCGTGGCGCAGCGCGTAGCCTTTGCTGTCACCGCCCTCATCAGACGGGTCATGAGAAGCTACCACAGCACCTTCTGGCTTCCATCCTAGCTTCTTGTGCGCGTCTATCGCAGCGTCAAACCAATCAGCCTCAATGATGCTGTCCTGCACCGTATCAAGGTGTGCGCCTTCCCAGATGTGTTCGTACATCGCTCTGGGTAGATTCTTGTGATCGTGCAGCCTCTCCTGCTCTAGCGGTGTCTTTACGAACCACGGATTGTCGTTGTAGTTCATGCGGATGATCATGTGCATATCATCCTCGTACATACCGTCACGGTTGAGCTGCTTTTCAAATGGCTTGATGAATCGCTCGGAGAAAGCGTCAGTGCTGGAGCGCGGGTTGCCTGACAGCCATATCTGGCTATCTGCCTCTCGGAGCGTTGGTGTCAGCGTCTTCAGGCTTTCAAAGGATATGGTCTGAGCCTCATCAACCCAGAACAGCGAGAAGCCGTACATTGACTTCACCGCCTCTACGTTGCGGGCCAAGCCTCTAAACTTGAAGGCTACCTCACCATTGAACAGAATCTGGTTGTTCTGAACCTCAAAGTCTTCCAGCTCATAGCTGCCTATCTGCGAAGCCAGCAGGCTGTGTACCGAGTCATCAATGGAGTTCTGAAACTCTCGGAAGGCTCCGATCTTCTGGCCGCGTAGCGCCTTCAGCAAACACAGAGAAGCTAAGCCATAGCTCTTCCCGCTCCCTCTGCCTCCGTAGACCACAATGAAGCGTTGCTTGGCTTTCAGTATCGGCAGCAGCTTTGGAGCGATCAGGAGCTTCATTCGTAACTGGCTTTCCTCGCTGCAATGGCTCTGGCCTGCTTGCTTGCATCAGAGCGGCTACTGTGACCGCCGCCGTCGATGGCCGTGCCTCTCTTGTTCTTGGCTATGCTGCCATCGGGCTCTACCAGCCGAAACTTGTCTTTGATCTTCTTGACGCTAATCGGCATCTAGGTCTCCGGGCTGCACAACCTCAATGGTAACGTGGTAGTCCTTCTCGATGGGCCTACCCTCTGGGCCAGATATCTCCTGACGGCTCTTCTCCGTCCAGCCTAGCGTCTGACTCAGGTACAGCTTCAGGCTAGAGAAATCTTTGTCAATGATGGCCTTGTCTCGCAGAGTTCTTGCGGCTAAGGCTCCTTCCAGATACCGAGCCCTCGTGTAAGCGGTAAAAACTCTTTCATCCCTCTTGAGTATTTCTCGTAAGGTCTTGTCGGTCATACCAAAATAGGTAGCTAACTGCTCCTGCGTTAATACGGGAGCAAGCTCTTTGATCTCTTCTATCTCCTCATCGGAGAAGACTCTCTCAGGTCTAGCCATACTTCACTACCAGTGCTGATATCACTATGCCAATCAGGACTACTTCCATTACAGGAAATCCTCTCTGGTCTCCGGGATAATCGTCTGAGCTATGCCAGCCTCTGTTCTGTTGTGCCTACGGGCCATTGCCTCCATGTAGGCTTTGTGATCCTTTGCTCTGATGCGCTCTCCTGATCTCTTTGCGCTTTGGTATATCGCAATAAGAAAATCATCATCGTCCTGTGTTTTCTTCAGGAGATAATGCGGATCAGCGTCAAATTGTTGACGGTCTTCAAACAACGCACTTGCACTTAGACCTATGGATTCTACCACACTATCACCTTTAGCGCCGCAGGCAAAGCAATACATCAGCAGCTTTCCGTCCTTTACGCTAACGGTCATGCTGGGATTCTTGTCATTGTGAACCGGGCAACAGGCCGTCCAGCTCTCTTCTCCGCGCCGTCTTACCTTATCCAGACGGTCTAATACTTGGTCATACCACATTCGTTTCTCCTCAAATAAAAAAAAGCCCGTAGCGTGGGCCAGCCGGTCAGATCACAAGCACGAATGTACGCTCAGCTAGGTGAGTCTTGGAGTCGC